AAGCTAAAGGATTTATAGAAAGGCCGCCTTTTAATGCAGCGTTAATACCTGTTCTAGCTATTGTGGGTAATAAATTAAATTTTTTGGGTCCAAATGGAAGGCTATCAGGCATTCCAAATATAAGAGGATTATTTTCTTCTTGGTTCAAACCTAAAAGATCCATAGCTTTTTCCATGCCATATTTTTGAGCTAAAGTTATTAATAATTGTTCCACTATCGTCTTCCTCCAGCGTGTATATCTAACCTAAAAGTGCCTAGTTTCCAAGCTGTATCTACTGCAGTATTGGATATCTTTAAAGCTACTGCTCTAGCTCTTGCTCTAGTATCTACTTTATCTGTAGAACCAGACACCGTAAAAGGTCCTAAAGATGAGCTAACTGAAGCGTCATTAGGATAATTTCTTAAATCTAATTGAACAATAGCATCACCTGTTTGTGATATAAAATCAGGAAGAATTCTACTAACACGCATAATATTTTCACCATCACCTCTAAGATCACCTAGATTAGTTGCAGCTCCTCTAACAACTTTTTGAGTAATGTCAAAATCCCCTGATGTTATGCTTGCAGGTATAGCTGTTGTTACACCACTTCTAATTTGATTAATTCCAGTTTCGTGTTCGTAATAATAAGTAATTCCATCTGTGTTACCCACTACATCAAAAGAAGAATCATATGTAGTCGGTTGAGGTGCAAGCATTTCCTGTACACCAGAAAGAACTAAACTTGCTCCAATGGTGGCAGCGGCACCGGTTAAACCACCAGCTTGAAAAGTCGCAAGAAATCCACCAGCACCTCCTGTGATGACCGCAGTAGCAATCAAAGCGGCACCAGCAATAGCTTTTACGGCACCTTCACTTCCTATAATTACAGGTGCTATTACTAAATCATGTTGTCCTAAAGGAAGTGTGAGTTCATTAGCTTTTAATTCATGTCCCACCTGTGTGACCTGATAAGCGATACCCTGTTCATGTGAAGTTGCAAGATATTTACCAAAATCAGGATAATTTATACACAACAGACGTATAGCATCTGCTGGGGTTCTGAGATCGTAAAAAGTATGCGATTCACCCCACCTTTCTCCCAATTCATCTAGCAGCAGAATTTTATGCTGCATATCTAAAACACCCTACAGTTCTTCTTCTATAATAATGATTATAATATTCTGAACAACTTAATGATTTTGATTTCTGATGTAAAATCATATCATTTTTTAAAAAAATAGCAGCGTGCATAGGTTCTTTAGTCCAAATCTTCATTATCAAAACATCATTTGGTTTTCTGTTGTTTATATTAACTTCTTTAAAATTTAACTTATCTGATTCTTTTAAAAAAATACTTTCACAAGTTTCTACATCTTTAGGTCTTTCGTAGTCAGGAAGACTTATTCCTAAAAGTTTATAATAATCACGGACTATCGAATAGCAGTCAAAAATACCATACTCCCATTGCCTCCCAACTAAGGATTTATAATTAACCATTCGTCCAAAGTGTTTCTATAAATATACCATTTTAATTTGGTTGCTTTACAGGCATTTATATCAGTTTTGCTTGCAAGTCCTCCCGCAGGGTGTGAATGAACAATATATTGTAATTTACCTTTTGATCTTGCCTTTAAAAAATCTTTTGGATGTATTGCAAAAGTATCCTCAGGCGTGTCAGAAATATTCTTACAAGGATAATAAATATCATTAACAACAATGCCACAGGCTTCCTTTGGAGCTTCTTCAAGTGCGTGTTGTTTTGCCGCTAATTTAAATGTCATTAAATTTGTATTCTTGCGTTGATAAATCCTCCAAAAGGCAAATCTCTTTCATTATTATCGCCTTTGGGAAATCTTAATTGGCAACTTGAATACTTATGACCACACCTATCAAGTGCTTTTCTTTCTGCTAACGTACCGCCAGTAATTTGTTCATCATCAACAGTAAAACATTTATTACCCTCATATCCACACTGATTACCACGATATTCCCAGGGACAATGTTCTGTAATCACTCTTCTTGGGATTCTAAAACCCTGTAAATTTATTTTTGGTGATAATTCAAATTCAACAAATTCTGGATTTTCTGCACTTATCCTATCTATGTACCAAATGTCATCTGTAGTTACTATGGCTGTTGAGTCAGCAGTACTATTTGTACCACTTGTAAAATTAACAGCATCAAGAAATTTTGTAAATGTTTGTATTCTCTGTACTTTACCTTGTAAGGGATTATAAAGAAGAATAAAAGCAGACAAGGCATTATTTACATTTGAGACTTTAAATTTTGGCCTTGGCAAAGTTCCCTGTGTTTTTTTATCAAACCCAGAAACTTCAACAGGTAAAGCAGAATATGTATTACCACCAAAAACAATATCTGATTTTAATTCATTAGTTCCAGCATGATATCTCACCACCTGGTCTATTCCATTAACAGCAGCGGTATAAGTTAGTTCAAATAATTCTATGAGGGCAGAGGGTTCTAATTTTTGTATTTCTTCGCTAACAATAGCTTTTGCGGGTGCAATTTGTGAACTTGTCATGTTTCTGCCACCTCCTCAAAAACTGCTGAAATAGATGCTCTGTTTAAATAAGGAATTGTTTTCTGCCAATTTCTGCAAATAAATTTTTTAGATGCTGACTCTCCTGCTGGTGTGTAATCAAAGTGTTCAACCCCAGCACGTGCGTCAAGGAAAGTTTCTATCTCATCTGCTTGTGTTTCAGTGATATTGTTCCAGTTAAATTGATATTGCTTTAAATTTTGATTAATTCCAAATGTTGATCTTTGAGAGTACCC